GTATTTTCCAATTATAATTGTGATAATATAATGTATTACCACTATGTTGTAATTTCCTTTGACGTACAAACAATATACGACAAGATTGTTATGAAAGATAGTAGTTTTTAAGGTAAAACTGATGAACCTCTTTTTCCAATTGAAAAGTTAATTTATTATAGATCTTGTTTGGCTATGGCCTCGTTATTATGCATTTTAAGTTGTTAATCTATATAATACTAGAAATCAGTAAGTCGACTCAAACGTCGTAGTAGAGCTCGGAAAGTTTCAAATATTATAAATGTGATTAACATTTAATGTACTTCTTTGAGAATATTATATAGCGAGTAGATATTGGTTCTTAAACCATTACCTATATGAGTGCCCTTAATAATATTAGTTATTTTGATTGTTTAAAGTTTATTGGCCAAATTCCTATTTAGTCCGAAATAGATGTCGGTATAATAGAGGTTCCTACCATTTTTAAAGGGCGGACTAATGCACCTCCCGTAATGTTGACTGTAAATTCAGTTCACTTGATGCATGTTTAATTTCAATGTGTAGCCATGAATTCTAATAAACAAACAAACAAAAAACAAAACTCTGGTCAGAGTATAAATGAGACTTCGATTATTTTAAATAGAGGTATATTTAAAAATAAGTCAAAGAAGGAGATATTGAGTGGTTTGAACAAGTCTTTTAATGAAAAGAATGTTACTTATAAGGAATATATAACGATAATCCGTTCTTTTTTAGGAGATTGCGATAACTGCATTAAGTTTTATGAGAATACTTTAGAGAATGATGATGTAAACATAGATGATTATAATTTTAACCATTGTTGTTGTAATCAAGAATTAGAACACCATATTTTGAAAGGAGAGTATGTATTGATATATAATTCAGGCGTTAGAAAGAATGTTTCGAAAAGAATTTTTTCTAAATTGGATGGAAGAGTATATGAGAAAGACGATTTAAAATATAGATTTATTGATTCAAATATGACGAAGACTGAAGAGAGAAATGTTATCTTTAAAGAAGAGACACTGTCGGATATTTATACAGGAGTAAAAAATTCTTTGTATAACGTAGCAGCGTTTTCAAAATTAGTGAATAATATTAAAGGGTTGTCAACCCAATTGTGTTTGACGGTTAGTAGTAACAAAAATATGTTACAAATGCTAGTGTTAGATTTAGTTACTTTGTTTTCTAACATACAATTAGTAATAGTATCCGCTTTAAGTATTAAGAGTATAATACTTATGTTGTTAAATATTTTTAGAACGTTTGAAAAAATTAGATGGTTGTGTAGTATAATTTCTACAGGAAATACGAGTTTTATTGAGAAGGAAACAGGAATGTCATTTTTTGATACTATTAAGAGTTTTGTTAGCGGAGAAGATTTTGAAGAAGAAGCATTTGAAGAAATTCTTATGTCAGCAGCGATACATTATTTGCCTCCTACAGTTAGGAAGATTGTAGCAGATATAAAAAATATATCCAATAGGAAGTTTAGTGATGATACAGCGTTTTTTGCTTCGATTTTGGGAAAGATACATAAAGCAATAATATATTTAATGAAGTGTACCCATATTCCAGTGAGAATTTCAGAATACATGGAAGATGTACTAGAATGTACGCCTATTAGTAAACAATACGATTTAATAAATAGAGCAAGAGTGCTTATAAGAAAGTATGCAATGGATAGGAAGAAAACATTTGATAAAGAGTATCAAGATGAGATTATACTGCTACATTCAGAAATGGGACAATACAAGTTGAAGTTTCATGAAGTTTTTAATATGAATAAGATTTTAAGAGAATTAGAAATATGTATTTCTAAGATAAATAGAAGTGTTTTATCTTATACGAAAGCATCGCAGACGGAACCATGTTGTTATGTATTTGAAGGTCCACCAGGATCAGGTAAATCGTTGCTAGCAGTGCTAGTTGCTAAGAGTTTTAAAACTCCTGTGTATGTTCACCATACACCGCCGCCTGATTTTGGAAAAGATTTTCATGACACTTACGAAGGAGAGAAAGTATATTTAGAAGATGATGTAGGACAACAAAGTCCATCTCAATGGAGTAATATAATTAATTTTGTGAGTCCAATTCCATGTCCATTGATGTGCGCTTCAGTTGATTTAAAGAACACTAAGTATTTTACCTCGGAGATTTTAATTCTAACAACTAATCATTTGAGAAGTTTAAGTTTGAGTAAAGATGATGGAATATCGGACGTTAATGCGTTATATAGAAGATGTAGCATATTTGATTCTACTGGATTAGTTACCGTAAATGGTAAAGTATCAGGTACTTTAAAGTTTCTGACTTTTAATAAAGGGTCGAAGAAATATGAAGAAGGTTTTTCTTCTACTGTTGAAGAATATCTTAGCAGTAAGAATTTATACATAAATACTAGGTGTACTGGAGATGAAGTGACGTTAACCATTTGGGCTAAGAAGATTATATTAGCTCAAGCGAATGCAAAGAAAGAATGTAATAATCATGATAATCAGTTAGATTTGATTTTGAAGACGAGTAATGAAGATGAAGAAATAAGTGTTTTAATGGAAGATTTTAATTTTGAAAGTTTGTTTTCTAAGGATTACGAGAAATTTTTTACTTTGAGTACTTTCAAAAGATTAAAAGAGATTTTTTGCGATAATATGTTATTGGTTTCTTTTGTTTCTTCGATTTTAGTATCATCAGTTTTATTATTTAATGTTTTGTTAGAGAAAAGATTTGTTAAAGAAGATTTGTTGATGGAAATGGATTATATGAAAGAGATGAGTGTCCAAGCACCGGAAGGAGTTAGAGCATTGTCAAAGAATGTTAGAAGTTGTGTCTTGACAGTATCAAAACCTACGAAGAGTCAAGAAGTTTTTTGTGTAGCTACTGTTACACAAAGGTTGGTAATTTTGCCAGCACATGCGCTTAAAAATTATATTGAGAAAGAAGACGATTTATATATAACAATTTATAGTGACCATTTTAAGAGAACAATAGATTATGATAAGGTGAAGTGTAGTTTGGTACGAGTTATACGAGATATGGCATTTATTATGTTAGGAAGAAGACTTCCGATAATGATGCCTAATATTATGACGCATTTATCGCGTCCTCATTCAGAGCAGAAGTTTTTAGTTACCCCTATGGGATTCCTTAATGCGGATAAAAGTGAAATATATGCTAATGAATACAGTGGACATGAAGTTGCCCCCGATTCGTTATATTATAGAGTATCGAAACCAGGATTATGCGGAAGTTTATTAGTAGATGTTAATGCTAATATAATAGGAATGCATGTTGCAGGAAATGGAACTTATGGAATAAGTCAAAGATTTTCTGAGACAGAAAAGAGTTATATATATTCTCTTTTAGAAGAAAGAACGTCAAGTTATAATGCTGAGTATAGTGTACCTAAAAAAGATGGAGTTTCTGTGTCAAAGTTGAGTTATACGCCGATTTATCAACGTATACCTCATAAGACTCACTTAGTTCCTTCTTCCGTGATAGGTATTTCACCGATCATGAAGGAACCAGCAAACTTGATGTTTGCTGGTGTTGGATCGGTTAAAGATATAGCTAGTAAGAGCTTTACTCCTGTAGAAGGAGTGACAAAAGATGCATTGGATTTTGCGAAAATCTATATGTACGCAACTATACCTAAGTTTGATTCTATATCGAGGAAAGATGCCATAAAGGGTAATATCGACAAAAATATAAACCCGATGTTGAAAGATACATCAAATGGATATGGATACGAGAAAGATAGAACTAAGTATATTAATTTTGAAGAAGGAAAGTTCACCGAAGAGTTTGACAAGAGAATGGAAAATTATTTGAGAGAGTTGAAGAACGGAAAAATGGATTTGAAGAATCATTTGTCCGTAGAACTTTTGAAAGATGAATTAAGAGAGATTGCTAAATTAGATAAACCTCGAAGTTTTCGAATGTTTCCTTTGCATATTAATATTCAAGGGAAAATCTGGTTTGCTGAATTAGCAGCAAAAATTCAAGATAAGAAATTTGATAATGGAATTATGATTGGGATAAATCCTTTTAAGGATTTTGATCAATTGTATAGGAAGTTAACTTATAAAAGTTCTAACATTTTTTGTTCCGATTTTGGAAAATGGGATGGAAAAATGTTACCACAAATGATGAGAGTGTTGAATGAAGTTTTGTTGGATAGATATCAAGGAGAAGACAAAGAAGAATTAGAACAGTTTTTAGAGTGTGTAGTTCAGTGTCCAGTAGTGGTGTTTAATGAAGTTTTTATGACAACACATGCGTTGGGTTCTGGAATGTCAATTACAGCTTTATACAATAGTTTAATAAACAAGATGTATGAAGCTTATTTTTATGTTAAGATAGCAGAAAGAACAAAAGGATATACTCCAAGTTTAATGCACTTTAGTGCAAATATATTTGGAGTTTATTATGGAGATGATAAAGTTGTTTCAGTAGATGATAAGATAGCTCATTTTTATAATGCAGTTACCGTAGCTGAGGAAGCTAAGAGTATTGGGTTAGATGTTACTACTGCAACTAAGCAGTTAATAACAGAACCTTTTGATTCGATTATTGTTTTCTTGAAGAGAACATTTGTTTTTCATGAGAGATTGAATATGTATGTAGGCAAGTTGGACACTGTTTCAATGTTGTCTACATTAAATTATGTCTCTGATAGATTCAGAATAGATGAATTGTCAGAGATAAAACTACAAAATTGTCAGAGAGAATTGTTTTTGCATGAAGACATTTATGAGTCTGAAATGCAAAGAATGAGAAAATATTTAAGGGAAATTAATTTTCCGGTAACATTTTTAAGTGAAGATTATTTAGTAGATCTGTATATGTGGTCACCGGAAGAATATGGTGCACATTTACCAACTTTAGTATAAGTATAAAATACCAGTCCGTGATGACTCTAAACTACCCGTTAGGTTATAACATGACATACCATGGCCAAGTAAGGGAAAACAAATTGAAAGTATGTTTTCACGTTTTATTCTCAGATGATTATAGAGAATAATCCTAAAAATAATCGCCAATTCACATAATGATAGTAATAATAAGAAAAGTTATAATGATTTAAAGTCGAAGGCTAATAAGTATTATTCTGATTTACTGACTCGGTCTCCAAAGATCAGTCAAGATTTAAGAACAATGTCTAATAGACCTTCTATGGCAGTTGATAGAGTTATGAGGGAAGAATATAGTAATTTATTGCATAAACCTATATTTTTACAATCACGTCAATGGACGTCAGCAATGTCGCCTGGAGACTCAGTTGTTTCTTTAAAAGTCCCAGATGTATTTTTTGCATCTCCACTTTTAGAATATCCTTTTAGAATGAATAGTTATTGGAGAGGAAAGGCGCACTTTTTACTTCAAGTACAAGGAACACCTTTTCACTCAGGCGCACTTATAGCATGCGTTACACCTGCTCGTTTTTATGAGGGGCAATTGTTGATTAACAATACCCCTTGCTATAATACATTTTGTATGGCAAATCCTATTCTGCTAGGAGCTAATGATAGTTCTACAGCAGAATTGGAGATACCTTTTTATTGTGCAACAGATTTAGCAGTTTGTAGGACGCAAAGAGCACATAATGCGGTACCAGATTATGCTACATATGATATAAGTTCAGCTTATACAGCTAATTTAGATATTATTGTAGGTGTAATTCTGACACCCAGTACTTCAGCTTCTACAAGTATTTTTATAAATATTTCTGTTGTTTTTGATGATTTAGAGTTTTATATACCGAGAGTATTAGGGACTTACGCGCCAACCTTTTTGCAAGGATCTTTGGAAGAAGATTTTAAAGAAGAGTCAATTATATCGACTCTTATAGACAAATCTATTCCCCCTTTAAAAGATTTGACCGCTGATTTAATAGATAGAGCCAGAGCGGCTCTTAAAACATATACTGGATTAGATAAACCAAATATATCTAATCCGCTTATGGCTATGAAAACATGGTCTCATAATACTTTCAATAACGTTCAAGGAGTTGATTTTCTTGAACGCTTTACTTTTTACCCCAAATTTTTATCCGTAGCTGAACCTGCTACATTTGATACTGATATTGATGAAACTGATTGCTCTTTTATAGCATCAAAGTATGGTGCTATAGGAGTTATGGGTGTTACAGCGAATGATATACAGGGAACTTTACTTTTTAGTTGCCCTGTTACACCGCATGTAGCTCCATTTAATGCTATAGCTGGTCAATCCCAGTATCTCACTCCTTTAAGTTTGTTATATCTCTCATCCAAATATTGGTCAGGAGGGATAACATTTAATATTTATTCTAGTATGGTTTTATCACAAAATGTTAATTTAGTAGCTGTTGTAGTATATAGTCCCAGCCCGTATGTTGGTCAACCTTCTCTTGCCTCCTTAACAGGTTGCCCTATGTGGCAATTTGAATTTTCAGGAGGAAATCAAGAGAGAGAGTTTACCGTTCCATATAATGCTGTTACTCCCTGTCTACCTACTACTATGTATTTTAAGGAAAATGCAATGCAACATGCAATGTTATATATTTATTTGAAAAGTCCTATGACTACCAGTAATGGTGCCCCATTTCGAGCTTGGTTTGTTATGCGTATGAAAGGTGACAAGGATATGACTTTTTATGGTCCTCGAGACAATATTACTTGCGTTTCAAGCGTAAATAGTTTGCCTGTTCCGGGATTTAAAGCAGAGTCATCCGAGATAGTCGACACTCCTTTAGATATATGTGATTGTACAGAGGATTTGAATATGAGTAAACGAAAGAAAGATATATCTATAATGGCCCCTTTACTAACAGTAAATGATATGTATAAAAAATATACATGTCAAGGCTATTATACTATAACTAATCCGAGTTTATATAATTTTCAATCCTTTCAGTTGCGTTCCTCAGTTTATGGAAATCGTAATAACACAGGAACTGGAGTATATAATAACACTTTTTTGTTGCCTTCTACCTATTTTGGGTTTAAAGGAGGCCTTAGGTATAAGATAAGATCTAATGCCGCTTTAATTGCTACTTATGTACATCCAGCTCTTGTTGATACTACAGATCCTTTTACTGGGAATGTTGGTTGTCTCAAAACCGAAGACGCTTTTAGTAGCGCATACCTCACAGCTTTAGGTGGGTCAATAGTCGCTTCTCCTTTCTTTCCTGCACATTATAGTGTAGAAGAACAAGGAGGTTCTCATTTTTTAGAATTTGAAGCTCCTTGTGAAATGAGTTGGCGTTTTCATAAGACCCCTCACATTGATCGTTCATTAAGTTACGCTGTAGTTGCTCCAATATCACCTGCCGCTTTGGTGGGAACGATAATTGTTAGAGCTGCAGATACGGCTCTTACAACTCCAGTTAGTTTTACTGTATGGACGTCAATTAGTGATGAAGGAAGATATGGCATGCAAAGTCTTAACTTCCCCGTTCAAATAAATTCCCCAAATGCTATACCTGGTCCTACATATCTGGCAGCTATAACTCCAACTAATGGAGAGTATAATGCTTGGTATAAATCGGTCGATTTTAGCATTTTTTAAAACATTTCAGTTTTTTGTATTTTTATAATTTTATAATGAAGCTAATACTTTTTATTTATTTATTTAATTAATTTTTAGGAAATTCTTTATCCTTAGGAAAGATAGAGTCTTAATTTTATCCTACACTCTTTGCTTTTGGAATGGCAAAGTTTTAGACCTCCTAGGTTCTCTATATGCAAGTATAGGGAATTCAAATATATAT